TTTTGCATGACGAGATCGTGCAGCATGCGCCGTTCGCAATCCTCTCTCCTGACCCGACGCCGCACACGATCTTTGGTCAGTCGATCGCCGATCAGACGATGGACATCCAGCTGATCAAGTCGTCAATCATGCGTAACACGCTCGACAGTTTGTCGCAGGCTATCCATCCCCGCACTGTCGTCGTCGAGGGTCAGGTCAATCTGGATGACGTGATGAACGTCGAGACGGGCGCGATCATCCGCGCCCGCGCAGCGGTACAGCCGCTCGCCACGCCGTTCGTCGGGCAGCCGGCGCTGGGCGTCCTGGCCTACATCGACGAGATCAAAACGCAGCGCACCGGCATCTCGCGCACGTCGCAGGGGCTCGACGCTGACGTGTTGCAGTCGACGACGCGCGCGGCTGTCCAGGCGCAGCTGTCCGCATCGCAGGACCGCATCGAGATGATCGCCCGGCTGTTCGCCGATGGCCTAAAGCGATGTTTCCAGGGCGTCCTGCGCATGCTTGTTCAGCATCAGGACAAGGCGAAGATCATGCGCCTGCGCAACCGGTTCGTCGCCGTCGATCCGCGCGGCTGGGACGCGTCAATGGACATGACGATCAACGTGGCGCTCGGGCGCGGCTCTGACGAACAGCGGCTCGGCTTCCTGCAGGTCATCGCTGCGAAGCAAGAGGAGATACTGAAGCTGCTCGGGCCTGCTAATCCTCTTGTCGATATGTCGCAGTACCGTGCGACGCTCGCGCAAATGATCGAACTGGCCGGCTTCCGCGATCCTTCGCAATTCGTGAAAGAGGTTGATCCGCAGGCGATGATGCAGCTGATGCAGAACATGCAGCAGCAGCCGCGCATGGATCCGGCGCAGATGCTCGCGCAGGTCGAGGCGCAGAAGATCCAGGCTGATATCGTCATCAACGCTGCGCGGCAAGAACTAGACCGCCAGAAGGCGATGGTTTCGGCTGATTTTGATCGCGACAAGCTGATGGTCGACGCGATGCTGAGGGCGTACGAGATACAGGCGAAGACCGGCGCGCAGGTCGACATGGCCGTGATCCGCGCCGAGGTCGACCGTCAGCGCGCTGAAATGCAGGCGCTGTTTCGTAATCAGCAAATGCCGGGAGGGGGGCTGCGATGAACGGACCTTACGGCGCTCCGCTTTCGGTGCGCGCGCCGCAATTGAACGCCCCTCGCGTCACGCCGCTGTGGCAGCGCGTCATGGCGATGTATCCGGGCGTTCTTGGGGGCGCGCCTGGAGCCGCAGGAATACTCGGAGCGGGCGCCAGCGACGCAAGTACGCTGACGACGCCAGGACCGTCCTACGAGCCTCCTATCGGCGAATACGGGGCCGGCACGGCGACGGGCAGGATCGGCTCTCTGGCCGGCGCATTGATGGGCGTCCCCGGCCTGGGCGGCATCGCCGGCGCGCTCGGCACGGCCCAAGACATCAGCCGGGCGCAGCGGGACTTGACCGCCCTCGGTGTCGGGCCGGCGATCGACCCGATCCGCGCCTATGCCGGCGCGTTCTCCCCCCTCCCCGATCGCATCACCGCGTCGATGTTCGGCCCGACGACGACGCAGCAGCAGTTCAATGCTGCTGTCGTGTCGCGCATGATGCCGGACGAATATGTCTCGCAACTCGGGCGGGTTCAGACAGAACGCCAGTACGGCATGACGCCGCAAGCGTTGTCCGGCATCCTCAGCGCTTATTCGAACGACTACTACGGCGGCGGGGGCAACGATTACGGCGCCGGCGTCGGAGCGTCGACTGGTTACAGCGGCGGCGGCTACGCCGGTTATAGCGGCGGCTTCGATGTCTAGCGCCGAGCAGGACGCCCTATGGCGGGCGGCGCAGGCCCTCGCGCGCGACGCTGCGGCGACGGAGGTCTTCCGACGCCTTGAAGCGCGGTACATTGTAATTTGGCGGAACGCCGCTAGCCTCGAAGATCGCGAGGCCGTGCATGCGCGTGTCCGCGCGCTAGATGACGTCCGATCGGAGCTTGCCGCTCTCGCGGCAGAGCCAACCGTGACGGCGTTTAATCGCCGCTTACGCGGCGCGCAGTAGAAGGAGAGTTCATGCTTAATCAACCGACCGAGCAGGCCGCGCCAGCGGAAATCGGTCTCGATCAGATCGCAGGGCGGCTTGCCGCGCTCGACGCAGGCGGGCCACCGCCGAAAGCGAACGGCGTGAGCGGCAGCAATGCGGTCGAAACTGTCGACGAGGCCATTGAGACGACAGCAGCGGATGGCGGAGAGGCAGACGCTTTGGCGTCGCCGCCTGACGATGCGCAGGCCGTCGCGGCAGAGCCGCCCGATGAGAGCGCCGAGGCCGAAGCCGACGACGCCGGCATGATCACCGTCAAGATCGACGGCAAGGTTATGCAGGTGAGCGTAAAGGAAGCGGCTGCAGGGTATCAGAGGCAGGCTGATTATTCGCGAAAGATGAACGCCCTGCGCAGCGAGGCGCAGGTTGTTCAGACCGAAAAACAGCAGGTCATGGCCGAGCGCGCGCAGTACGCGCAGCTGCTCGGCGCGCTGCGTCAGCAAATCGAAGCCCTGACGCCGCAAGAGCCCGATTGGGCGAAGCTGCACCGTGAAGACCCGATCAATTATCCGTTGATCCGGGATCAATGGCGCGAGACGAAAGAGAAGCTGTCTGCGATACAGGCTGAGCAGAATCGACTTGCGGCGCAAGCCCAGGCGGAGCAAAGCCAGCAGCTGCAGCACGTCGTCGCGAAGGGTCAGCAACTCGTGCGCGAGAAATTCGCCGAGTGGCGCGATGAAAAGGCGTGGAACGCCGCGCGGCAAAAGCTGCGCGCGTACGGTCAACAGCAGGGCTATTCCGATCAGGAGTTAAGTCAGGCTTACGATCCCCGCGCGATCATCCTGCTGGAGAAGGCCCGACGTTACGACGCTCTGATGGCGAATAAGCCTCAACCGCAGCAGGCTGCGGCAGGCCCGAAGCCACTACGCGCAGGCACGGCAGTCAACAGCCCGAAGGCGGCCACAGAGGTCGCGCGAATGAAGCAGCGTCTCTCGAAAACCGGCCGCGTCGAGGATGCGGCTGTCCTATTTGGCCTTTTAGACGGCAGGAGATAATCATGCCTAGCGTGACGAAAGTGCAGACCTACGACGCGTCGAACGCGATTCGTGAGGATCTGTCGAACATCATCTACGACATCAGCCCGACCTCGACGCCGTTCATGTCGAACATCGGGCGCGACACCTGCGAGAACACCTATTTCGAGTGGCAGACCGACGCGCTCGCGGCGGCTGACGGCTCGAACGCGGCTGTCGAAGGCGACGCCGCCGGCAACATGGACTTCACGGCGACTGTTCGCGTCGCAAATTATACGCAGATCTCGACGAAGGTCGTGAGCGTCTCGGGCACCGCCGACGCGGTCAACGCCGCCGGCATGCGCACCGTGATGGCCTACGAGACGGCGAAGAAGGCGAAAGAGATCAAGCGCGACATGGAGAAAATCCTCCTGTCGAATCAGGCCGGCTCTGCCGGGTCGACGTCGACCGCGCGCAACACCGCCGGCTTCCCGACGTGGCTGATCACGAACTCGATCGCGAACAGCGCGACGCTCCCGGCGATGAGCGGCGCGAACGGAAACGGCTATCCGGACACGGCGTGGACGAGCTTGTCGACCGCCACCGACGTCGCGTTCAGCGAAACGATGCTGAAGAACGCGATTAAGAACGTCTGGACCGAGGGCGGCGAGCCGACCGTGTTGATGGTCGGCCCCTACAACAAAACTGTCGCGTCGACATTCGCGGGTCTCGCCGAGCAGCGCATCCAGTATAACAACGCTACGCCGCTCAAGATCATCGCGACGGCCGATGTCTACCTCTCCGATTTCGGCGAGGTCGCTATCGTGCCGAACCGGTTCACCGACGAGCGCTTCGCGTTCGTCATGGATCCGGATTATGTGTCGGTCTCTTACCTGCGGCCGTTCCGGACCTTCGACATCGCGAAGACCGGCGACAGCGACAAGAAGGAGATGGTGGTCGAATACGGCCTGCGCGTGAAGTCCGAAAAGGCGCACGCCGCGATCGCCAACCTGACGGTTTCTGCGTGAGCACCTGGGGGCGGGAGCGATCCCGCCCCCTCTTAACACGAGGCACTCATGGCCGAGCACTACGCTCCAGGGTCGTTTCTTCTCGACGTCGACGAGATGTCGGGGAGCGTGCAGAAGATGCACGTCACCACCGACAATAAGATCGTCATCGAGTCGACGGTCGACATCACGCGGCTGGCCGATCAGAACAAGGAGATGCGGAACAGCGTGTCGCGCGTTGAGCGCGTCGGCGATTTCGTCCGCGTCGGGCGCATGCCCATGCAGGTTTATCTCGATCTGCGCCGGCGCGGTATCTTGCGCGATCGCGCGGAAATGCGAAGGTGGCTGCTCAGCGACGAGGCGCTGCCCTACCGCACGCATTGGATGGCCTGCTGATGGCGACGATCACGAACTACGCGACGCTGAAGAGCGCGGTTGCCGATTGGCTGAACCGCGCTGATCTCACGTCTCAGATCGAGACGTTCATTCAGTTGGCCGAGGCCGACCTGAATACGCGGCTGCGCACGCGCGAGATGATCGTGCGCGCCGAGGCGACGAGCAATCAGCAGTATGTGCAATTGCCTGCCGATTGGCTGGAGGCGATCAACCTGCATATCGTCGACGGCGCGCAACCGCTGCGGTTCATTTCGCTCGACGAAAGCGACGCGATCCTTAACGCCCAGACGTTTACCGCGCCGGCGTTCTATTCGCTGATGAACGGCGCGATCGAGATCGTGCCGGCGCCGGACGACGACATCGACATCGAGATGATTTACTACGGGAAGATCGCGGCGCTGTCGGACCAGAACACGACGAACTGGCTGCTGACGCGCGCGCCCGACATCTACCTTTACGGCGCGATGGCTCACGCCTCGCCGTTTCTACTCGACGACGCGCGCGTCCCGGTGTTCTTCGGCGCCTACAACGCGCGCGTCGAGTCGCTCAACGTCGAAGCGCAGCGGTCGCTGCATAGCGGGTCGCCTTTGATCCAGCGCACGAGGAGAGTCTTCTGATGGCCGGCAGCCTGTCCAATTTAGCCGAGGATCTGGTCCTCGACTGGCTCTTCACGACCGCGTCGGCGACGCGCCCGACCGCGTGGTATGTCGCGCTGTATACCGTCGCGCCCGGCGAAGGCGGCGGCGGCACTGAGGTATCCGGCGGATCCTACGCGCGCGTGGCGGTGACGTTCACCGTCAGCGGCACCGCGCCGACGACAGTCAGCAACAGCGCCGCTGTCGAGTTCGCGGCGGCAACCGGGAACTGGGGAACAATTGTCGCAGCTGCGATCTTCGAGGCTCTGAGCGGCGGGAACATGCTGGCGTACGGCGATCTGACCGCATCGAAAGCGATCGACAGCGGCGACGTGCTGCGTTTCGCAATCGGCGAAATCGACATCACGCTCGACTGATCGGGGCGCCTCGTGGCGGATTACGGTCTCGCCGACTACGGAGAGGGCCTGTACGGGTCCGGCTACGTCCTCGACGGCGCTGTCGTGATCGACGGCGCCAGCACCGTCGTGCTGGGCGCGTCCTTGATCGCGGCGGGCGCGCTCGACGTCGACGGAACATCAGCTGCCGTTTTCGGCGCGTCGCTGCTCGCAGCCGGCGAGCTAACTGTCGATGCGACATCTGCGGCGACGTTCTCGGCAGCGGCTGAGATCTCGGCGGCTGTCGAGATCCCGGTTACCAGCGTAACGGTGTTCGACGCGCTGCGCGTGCGTCCGGGATCTATCGAGATTAGCGCCCTGAGCGCGACCGAGTTCACCGCCGTTGCGCAGATGGCCGGCGGGGTTACGATCCCGGCGACGTCGGGTGCGGCTTTCAACGGGCGGATCCTGTGGCAGCCCGAGCCGACGCCGGCGCAGGCGTGGGGCGCCGGCGGTCGTTTCGGCGGAAACGTGGCAGCGGTTGAACTCGGGAGCTCTTTAAATGGCCGACACCTACACGACAAACCTAAATCTGACGAAGCCGGAGGTCGGCGCGTCGCGCGACACTTGGGGCGGGAAGCTCAACACCGATCTCGACACGCTCGACGCGCTTTTCAATCCGAACGGATCGGGGACGAGCGTCGGGCTTAATGTCGGCACGGGCAAGGTGCTCGCGATCAGCGGCGGGACGCTTAAGTCTGATGCGATTTCTGAGTTTACGGCCGCAGCGGGTGTTACCGTTGACGGCGTGTTGCTGAAGGATGGCGGCGCGACATTCACCGGAAACGTCACGCTGAACGCTCAGAGCGACGTGCGGTTCGCGGACGCCGATAGCTCGAATTGGGTGGCATTCCAAGGAGCCGGGACAATTGCCGCGAATGTCACCTGGACGCTGCCCGCTACCGACGGGACGAGCGGCCAACTGCTGTCTACAAACGGATCCGGAACGCTGTCGTGGGCCACGGCGGGCGGGGGATTCACCGCCGACCGGGCCATCGTATCGAACGGTAGCGGCGTGCTGGCGGTGTCGGCGGTGACGGCGACC